GCGCTGTACCTGAACTGCCACTCCCACCTGCGCCAATCACATGGATCATGACATTACCGTCTTGCGGAGGAACAAATGTTTGGGACTTGCTTAAAAAAATTGTGGGGAATGAAGCAGAGCCACCACCTGCTGATACGAGTGAACTTAATGTTGCCATTAGATAAATACCCATGCTGAAGTTGATATGCCGACAAATCCAATTGACATATTTGCCACATCGATAGTCAGATTTTCTGAAGAGCCAGCAATGGTGCTGCTATTGCGCCCAATGATTGTGTTTACAAAGTTTCCAACCGTCACATGAATTTTCATACCGACACTTGGTGTTGGTAAGGTAAGTGTCACGCCTGCGGTCCCAACAAAATGATGCGTATTTGCTGTGGCACTGCCGTTGCTTCCAACTGTCGCTGTGGGAATACCAGACTTGACAGTAGTGAACGTAGCAGCCGCTGCTGTATTAGCGCCGATCACTGCCCCATCAATACTGCCGCCATCGATGTCGGGAGTATTGAGGTCCATGTTAGCAACGGCTGTAGTGCCGTCTAACAGGTTATCAATATTGTCCAGATTCGTGTTGATCTTGGTTCCCCAAGAGTCTTCGGACGCGCCAACTTCAGGCTTAACTAATGAATATGTTGTAGTCGTTGTATCAGCCATTTAAGCGGCCTCCCATAAATTATCGTTGCTGGACGCATCGGTCCACGTATTTGTTGTCAGGTTAATATCTGACCAAGTGTTATCGTCTAACGCGTTATCAATCCAAAGGATCGCGCCGCTAACAGAGACTGTTGAGAACGGACCCATCACTACTAGACCGGACGCCGTTATAAATCCTACCGGGGTAAGCTGGCTTTCTGCAGACAGTACAGCAGCACCAGACACCACCACCACGCTTGTAGCCGTAACAGCCGATATGCCAGCTATGGTAGAGGCTCCGTCTTTAACTTTAAGACCTGCCGCCGCCACGCTAGATGCTGATGCAATTGTTGTGGCCCCGGCCAATATTGAAACGCCAGATGCTGACACGCTCGATGCGCCGGGTATTGCTGATGCGCCTTGTTGGATTAACGTGCCTGTTGCGCTAACACTTGACGCTGATGCAATGGCACTTACGCCACCTTTAGCCACCAGGCCACTTGCAGAGACTGCAGACGCTGCCGCAATAGTGGATGCGCCCTCTTCCAAGTCAGCCGTCGAATACGCAGCCTGACCATATTTAAACCGACCGTATAACATCTTATGTCAGCGTAATATCGAGATCGCCTGCAGGGATTCTAAACACATCGCCAGTCGCAACAGCCTTGCTTGCCGACAACGTGCCATACGCCATTAAGTTGCCGCTAGTCGCCGCATCAAATACCCCAACGTGACTGACTGTTCCCCATGACCCGGTAGCCGTTGCAAACTCTTCAGCAGCACTATTGGTCGCTAGATTACCTGACACACTCATCGCCATTGCCAAGCGCGCATAACCGCTACCAGATAGCTCAGTACCACCACCTGTGTCACTAGGCGCTGCAGTGTACAGTCCAAGGTATAAGTTACTTGGTGCTGTGTAAGCATTGCCGCCGAACACATGATCCAGTATTTCTGTCTCTAAAAAGTTGGTAAAGCTCATCCTAATCCCCGTATCTTTAATTTAAGTCCAGCCCCAGAGTTCTTGCTCGTTTCGCTCTGTAGCGTTAATTGATTAACCGCCGCCCCGTACATCTGAGCGAATATTGCCGTTCTCGTGTCTTCTGCCAAATAAGGCGCTGAATGAATCAATGCCCCGTATAAGTAAACATCAGGTGCTGTCGTTAACAGCCAATTAGTTGTTGCGCTATCAGACAGTTCAGGCACCTTCTGGTAATACAGAATCTCTGCGCCATACGATGCATCCGGTGTAGGGAACAGTTCAAACTGACTCTCTGAATGCGTAAAGAATAGCGGCGTTCCTGCGGTGTTTGCGGAGGACATTCGCTTCTCTGCAATTGCCTGCTGTGAGACTCTAGACATTGCTGTGGTCGTGCCACTCGTAAGGTGCATACGGATAGTCTCAACCCAATCAGACGGCCTTGTGGCGTACTGTGCGTCAAACGTAGTCGTTGCCTTGTTCTCCATCTGCCAATGCCTAACATCACGATTGATCTGTGATTCGGCTAATGAAATAAACGTAGGGATAACTGACGTTAAATCAGAGCGATTGAGGTAGTCAGCAATGCTTGTTTTAAGCTCACTGTAAGTAGATATAGCCATTGGGTTACCTTAGATGGGGCTTAGAAATTCACTGCCTTGACGGACAATTTGACGTAGCAGACCTGGCTCCATGTAGTTGCCTTTCGTGCCGCTTTTTACACCGGGTATATCGTATAAATCAGGGATGCGCTTTTCGCTCCCCGATAGGTTTAAGACCGCATTAATCTGATCAGAGGTTAAGAAGTTAACCCCATCAGCTACTGCCCGGTTAACACCCGACATGGTTTCTAACGCTGTATCGCCTATTGAATCTAACAAGCCATTACCTTCTGGCTTGGTGGACGCTTGTGCTTGTTCGGGGGTTATCGTTCCCGCTAGTATCGCTCCAGCTACTGGCATAGATACGCCATACTTACGCGCTATCTCAATGGTCTTGTCATCAAACATGACGTAGTTATTTGTTCTACCCTTTGGCGAAAATCGGGTTTGAGCGTCAGCGTACTTGATGCCTTTAATGCCTTTTTTATTTAAAGCGTCTGACGCTTCCACCGCACCGTCTATCTTTCGTTTGTTATTAAAAGGCGGTTTATTTTCAGCAGATGCAATTGCGGCATAAATATCAGAACCACGCGCCTCTTTCATTCCAGACTGACTATTTTTAATGTTATAAAAAGCAGCGACTTCTTTTACTTTATCACTCTGCTCACTTAATGGCGCATCATAATCAAGAAGCTCATCTGGTGATGCATCAATATTAACTTCGTACATTGAACCTTTATTTTGTGTTATGCCGCCGTTTTCTTTAAGTTTTTGTAAAACAGATAAATCATTAGTCGCAGCATCAACGGACTGACTAGAGATATTATCTTCAATTATTTTCTGCGACTTTTCGATAGCACTATCAAGATCGCCACCTGTTTTCGCCATATGTCTTCTAATATTAGGGTGATTCATAGACCCATCATATAAATCAAACAAAGTACCATCAGACCTTTTAAAAGACGTATCAGCAGACAAAGCGTCTCTATAACTTTTAGCCGTACCCTCACGTTCGGCAAAGTACAAGCCGTGACCGTATGCCTGTGCGCCCTCACCTGTTCCAATGTTGTCGGATGAAAACCGATCAAAGTCATGTGGCGACCCATGAAACGCTTTTATTCGACTAAGTATTCCAGCATCTGCATCTTCTGAAGCAAACATCGAGCCGCCTAAAATACCCAAGCCAGCACCACCAGCTAAGTAGTTTTTATCAAACCGCCTCGCGGGATCAAATGCCGCATCACGCGACCTTACACCAGGTGTATCCTCAAGCTTCGCTATGGCCTGCTCTAAAGTGTTGCCGCCAGGGAATACATCAGCCTCCATTGTACTGTCTATGTGTTTCGCACCTAGATGCGATTTCTGACCAAACTTTCCCTTAGAATGGTCGGCAAATCTGTATTGCAGTGGGCTTTGCGAGTAACCGCCATCGCGTAGCTTGTAAGGGTCACCAAGTACGTCAATGTAGGTGCTTCCCGTTCTAGCAACGTGCGGCTGATAAGGAATATTGTTATCAGACAGGTACTGACTAAATGCCTGCGACTGCGGATCACCATCGCGCATCGCTTCGTTAACGTAATTGATACCCTCACGCGAGCTACCATCAGCAAAATCAAACCCTTGATCCTTTGCCCTAGCCATCCGCGAAGAGTAATCCATAGCAAGGTCAGAGACAGCGTCAATAATTCCCTTAATCCTATTGCTCATACAATACCCTTCAAATTAACTCTTAACGGCTTGCCCCAGGATGTATTAGGCGGCTCATACACCACCGCCATCATGCCAAAGCTATCCGCTGCGTGAGAAGACCAATCGTGATTAGGCCCTAGCCCAACACCTCGATTCTCATCGCGTTTCTCGTGATACCAGCACAAGGCTTCAATGCCTGCCGTACACGCTGGCTCATTAAAGTGTACCGATCCTAATACTCGTCTGGTGGCCTCTACTCGATGCCCTGCAGCGCCTGCGCCCTGATTAGGCACCACCACCACGTTAAAGCCAGCATCTCTCAACGCTGACTCGTAGCTGACCGAATAGACTTTGTCGTGTGTTCTACCGTCATGCGGAAGCACAACAGTCTTTATGTTCTGTGGTTGATCGCGTAACCAGGCAACGTGTGTCGCCAACGGCTGACCCTGCGCCTCGTAGTAACCTAATACTCGTATCTCTGACTTGTAAAACTGAACGGTCCATATGCTTGTTGCATCAGACTTCGCCCCGGTCCCACCAATATCAAAGTAAGCCCTAGTGTCCATCAAAGGGTCAGCGTGGACATTCCCTAAACGCCCTTCTCGTCGTGCATCCTCAATGAGATGCGAGTAGTACGCACCCTCATGGGCCTGCAGGAAGCTTCCTTCCCACACATGGTCGTAAACATCAGGGCGTAGCTTCTTATCCGCTAGTCGTTCATTCTCTAGCACCGAGGGGAACCACGGATTATCACGCCAGTTCAGCTCTACTATCTTAGAGTCATCAGGCGGTGCATCTCTAAACCGTTTGTTTGTAGATGATCGTGCGGCCTCTGGATTCCACGTTACCCATATCTCAGAGTTATCTTCTCGCACTGTGGGGATAAGCTTACGCCACGCCTCTTCCGATACAGGCTCGGCCTCATCCACCCAGGCTATAATGATTCTGGCTTTAGACTTAATGCTGTCTAGGTTGCGCCTTAATCCAGCGAACACATAACTAATGCGCCCATCTTTTGAACGAATATACTTCTCGCCCACATCGTAATAATTCGCTAACCAGTCAACACCACGGATGGCGCTTTTAATCTCCTCTAATGAGCTTTCATCGAGAGAGTTAAGATGCTCCCTAGCGCAAAGTATCTGACCTGACTGACCACTCATTCCCCATTGATAACCCTTTACTGCAGTCATCAGCGCAAAGGTTCTTGTCTTACCAGACCCTCGACCACCAAAGGCTCCCCGGTAGCGCGCATCACCAGAGAATACTGGGACCAGCTTGCCGGGCAGATTAATGTTCGCTGTAAGCATCATCATCTGGCGTATAAGGAATTAACTGCACAATCGTCGGCGTCATACTGCCATCACTTGATACATGATCAAGAGCAACTTTACTGCCCTCTTTACGATCAATCATCTTGTGCGCCGTGTTCACATCACCGTCCCGCAGAGCTTCTACTAATACGGTTCTAGCAAGCATAAACGGGTTACTTTTAAGCACCTCTTTTTGGTCTTTAAACGCCGCGTTATCTTCCTGAAATTTATAGAACGCAGCCTTGCTGATACCCGCATACATACAGGCTTCGAGGTCAGTACATCCCATGCTAAAAGCATGTTCTAGTTTAGAGACAACGTCAGGCGTCATCACGGTAGGTCTAGCCATAGGTCAACACCACTTCGGGGATACTTAAACAGCTACCGAAGACAGAAAAAAAAGGCCGCAAAAGCAGCCAAAGGAGGGGGTAAATAGGAAACTAAGAGAGTCGAAAACCCTATCTTGGTAATATTTAACCACATTGTGGCAGGTAACACAACACTATGTGGTTGTATTTTATTACCACAGAACAACCTGCATTACCCGGACAA